ACTCACGAACATCCACACATACCTGATTCAACCGATGAATTAACAGATAATTGGGTTAGAAATCAGGAACAATATAATCTATCAACCAAATATATTATGGATACACATAAAAAACTAAAAGATTTGAGAGAAATTGAAGAACATCATCTTTCACTAATGATGAATAATAATGATAAATTAGATGATATTGATAATATAAACATGACATCAAAACGACATATAGAAATAAATATGAATATTATTAGGAAAAAAGAATATATAATAAAAATATTTAAAATTATGTTAATAGTTGTTGTGTTATTACTGTTAATACCAATATTATCTAAGGTAGGTGGATTGAGTAAAACCAGTGCTTTAATGATATGGGGAGTGTTTGTATTTATTATATTATTAGTTATGTTGTATTTAGTGTATTACAAGAATGTTAGTAAAGATAAAAATGATTATAATAAATTTAATTTTGTAAATCCAAATAGTCAAGAAGTTGCTAGAAGTAAATTAAATGTAGATTTATCAGAAACCGACCAAGCTAGATGTCAAGCTTTTGCAGATGTTCAAGATATATATGACACTAATGAGATTAATGTATCTGAATTTGCCGAGTATAAGACTAAAGATGATTCCAAATGTTCAGCTTAATAAATTATAATATTGTACAACACTTTTTATATTTTTTATCTTTTTCAATTGGATTAATTATGTTTAATATTTCTACATTTTCATCACATATGGTACATATTTTAGTTAATGTACTACCTTTATTTATCCATTTTGTAAGACATTCATAATGATAGTTGTTTTTATGAATACAACTTAACACAACAATATCATCTAATAATGGTTCTAAACATATAACACATTCATTCATTTATATATATATATAAAAATTGATTTAAAATTTTAAATGTTTTTATATAATAAATATGAATTATTTAAATAAATTATCAAAATCAAGAACTACAATCATTGAAATGGTTGAATTGCGAGGGTATAATTTAGATAAATACAAAAACTTCAGTAATGAAGAAATGGATATTATGGATAGTAATATGGGTAAAAAAAATTTAGCTGAAATTATGCCATTAGATATGGTAGCTGAACATAAAGATGGTAATAAAAAATGTCTTGTAAAATATATTATTGGGAAATTACGAGGAAAAGTATTAAAAACATTGATTGATGAATTGTTAGAAGCTGAAAAAATAACTGATGGTGATGATATTATTATTATTGTAAAAGATAAAATTAATAATTTAGATGCTTTCTATATATTATTTGATACTATTTTCAAATCATCTAAATTATTTATACAATTATTTTCGATGGATCATTTACTAGTAAATATTAAAAATCATGTATTAGTACCAGAATTACACATTGTATCAGAAGAGGAAAAACAAATATTGAAAGAACAATACAATGTTGAAACTATGACACAATTTCCATTAATATTGAAATCTGATCCAATGGCAAAATTTTATGGTGTTAAAAATGGAGATTTATGTAAAATAATTAGACAAAGTGAAACATCTGGACAATATATTTCATATAGATATTGTGAATAAATTATCTATTTGTTTTATAGAATGGTCTATATTATGATTTAATATTAATGATATTTTTATTTGGTTATTATTTATGAAGATCAAGTTTATTTCATTATTAATTGTGTATTTATTTACATGTTGTTCAATTATATTGTAAGATTTGTTAGATGGAAATGAATCATATGTGTTTTGATTTTCTGAATAATATATGTATAATTTTTCATTATCAAATAATGATTTAATGTTTGATTTGATAGTATGTTTTTTTGAATTAATATCAAGAAAATTTGAATTTATGTTATATATTTTTTGTTTATAAATAGTATTTTTGTAATTACATGTTGATATTTTTTCTAACAATGAATTAAATCTTTCATTAGATATAGTTTTATTAAATATTATATTATTTGTTTTGCCTGATAATATATTATTTCCAAAATAAATATCAAGATTAGTAAAATTTTGTTCTTTGTATTTCAGGATTATATTTTTAATTTTAGAATTCATAATATTAAAAATACAATTATTATATTTAAATCAAATTTATTAAACACATTATTAATAAAATTGAATTTTTATTTAAAAATTATAATTATATATATAATAAATGCCTAAAGTTGTTGTTTTGTTAACTAATGGAGATATTAAGGATGATAATATTATATTGAAATCAAGTGATAGAATAAAAGCTATTAAAACATTACTAAGATATAAGACAAAAATAGATATTTTTACTAAAAATATATCTGTTGGAAAAGATAAATTTAGTGAAATAACATGTTGGAATTTAGATAATAATAAAATATATGCTTATGGATATTCAAAAGGAAAAAATAAAAACAATCATGAATTACCAAAAATAGAAGATGATGGAAAAACATATTATGAAGATATATTGATTTTGAAAACAAACAACAATAATATTTTATTAGATATTACAACAGATGAATATGAAAAAATGTACAATGATTTATTTTACAATAAAGATTCCGATAATGGTAATATTTGTCATGTAGAATCCAATGAATTGGATGTTATTGAAGATATAGATATAGACAATGACGATGAAGATAATGATGAAGATAATGATGAAGATAATGATGAAGATAATGATGAAGATAATGATGAAGATGTATATAATTATGAATCTGATTTAGATATAGTACAAGATATTGAAGAAGAAGATGATGAGTTGGATATTTCCGAAGAAATAGCAATAAAATGTGATTCAGATTATACCCATGACATTAGAAGTAAAAATATAGAATTATTTAGTAAAATTTTAGATAAAAATATATCAAAAAAGATTGAAGAAAGTATTTATGATTATACGAAAGATATTAGTGTTAAAAGAAATATTTTACCATTATGGCATAATAGAACATTCAAATTGATATATATAAATAAAAGCATATCATTATATAGTAATTTAGATAAATTGTCATATATAAATAATCATAGTTTAATAAACAAAATTAATAATAATCAATTAAATATATCAAAAATAGCATACTTGACATATCAACAACTGTTTCCAGAGCATTGGAAAATATTTTTAGATGAACGGAACAAAAGAGAAAAATTGATGTATGAAGATGTACCAGAAGCTATGACAGATCAATTTAAATGTGGACGATGTAAACAACGAAAATGTACATATTATGAATTACAAACACGAAGTGCTGATGAAGGTATGACTACATTTATAACATGTTTAACATGTGGTAATCGTTGGAAATATTAATATGAAAGGTCTTCTATTTTCCAGTATTCTGTTTTGTTTCCAACAATTCGTTGTAAAATAAATGGAATTTTTCGTTGATTTAGTTCTTCTGTTGCTATATCTAATTCATTTGTCATATAAGATGGAACATCAATTAATGGTTTTGCTCCATGACTTATTTGAGCTGCTCTTATACCTAATATTTTTGTTTTTTCATATTTATTCAAAATATTTTGTGATTTGTTTGATTTTTTCAATGTATCATAGTTTTCTAATATTTCTTTTACATCATTGAATGATGATTGATCAATATAATTTGTATTTAAAACGCTCATTATATAATTAATAATATTTAATTTTCTTTAATCAATTTTATTAATATAATTTACCAAATATGATTATCATTTCCAAAACGATGACAATCAAGACATATATAAATAAATTTCATATTTTCGTTATCATATTTAATGTATATAATTTCAGGTTTAGTTTTAGGACATTTTTCATTTGGACATTTTATTCCTTCAGCTCTAGGTAAAGTAATATCTTCATAAATAAATGGATTAATAAATGATTTTTTTTTAATATTATCTATATTGTAATCTATACTAAATATACAACTGTCTTCAGAATTATCATGATTTGTTTGAAAGTTACAGTTTTGACATATATAATTAATTTTATCTGGGACAGATGGTAATTCATCTTTAATTATGTTTAAATATAACATATTATTACATTCTGTACAAAATTTCATTATAATTAAATAATATATAATATTTAAGTTATTTCAATTTTATTATATTCTTATTTGTTTAATACCCATCTTTTCATTGTTCTTTTTGGTCCATTTATTTGTATAACTTTATAATGTTTATTATCATTTTCAGATAATTTAATAATACCAACATCATACATTTTAGCCATAATATTTGGACATTTACGTTTCTTTTTTTCGATTGTTTTATCTTTTTCTTGATTAGTGTTTACTGTTTTTAACTCATCATGTGTTTGTAATTGTAATTCTTTAGTATATTTTTCATAATTAAATTTTATACGTTCATTAATAAAATCTAAATTACATTGTGTTTTCATCGAATATATGGTTGATGTTAAAGAACTATTATTTTTTTTTTTATTTCTGTTTGTATAATTTCTGTAAAAATCAATATGTTTGATAAAATGTTCGATCATTATTGGTTTAAATACATCAAAACCTTCGGGTGGTGTTTCTAAATTTTTAATAGCAGCAGTCTTAACATTTGAATATTCTATAATTGTAGTATAATCTATCGATTTTTTTCCATTTTCAGTTTCAAATCCTGGTTCATTTTGTAATGGATTTTCATTTAATAAAGATTGAATAGATAATAGTACGGTATTTAAATTTAATACAGTAGTCCATCCTGGACCTGACCATGTTCCTAATATTGAAAGACATACTTTTCCATTTGTATATAAGTTTGGATTGAACCGTATACCATATTCATATGTTAAAAATTTGACTTTAGGTGGAGAAAAAGGATAATCATTGGGAAAATGAATATTGAAAAAATAAAATCCATTTTCATATGGAGTATTTTTAGGTCCAATAATTAATGCTTTAATATCTTGAATGTTTGATTCATCTATATGACAATAAATTCCGACTTTATTAATATCACTATTAATATAATTTTTAATATCTTTTGTTATTCTTTTTTGTGCTAAAAAGGTAAATGCCATTTATTTTAAATATAAATTATTGTTTAAATCAATTTTAAATAAAATAATAGTAGATAATAAACTATAACTATATATTATTAATAACAAATACGGTATTAATAATATATTTATTTTTAAAATTGAATAATGTAATTTTCATAAATTATTTAAAAAAATTTATTGTCTATTATAAATGCCCGATAAAAAAAAATATCACAGTTTGAAAGATTTCTTGAGAAAACACAAAACAATTCCAGAAAAAAATTTTACACATACGGCTTTAGGGCAGCCGCCAAATAGTTATCCAGGTTCATATTGTATTGAAGATGATGAATTATCTTTGTTTCATAATTTGTATAATAAGTATGTATTTGAAGGTAATGAATTAGTTCATTTAACGGAACGTCATAAAGAATTATCTCCTATATTGATTGATTTAGATTTACGACATGATATAAAATATACATCTAGGCAATATAATAATGAATTTATAGTGGCATTTTTGGAATTGTATGTACAAGAAATTAAATCGGTTATTCCGTCTATAACTGATGATAAATTGGTGGCATTTGTATTAGAAAAAAAATCTCCTAATTTTCAAAATTCAAAGCAAAAGGGTGTTTTTAAAGATGGACTACATATTGTGTTTCCGTATATTATAACAGAACCTAAAATTCAATATATGTTAAGATACAATACTATTGAAAATGAATCTGTTGTATCATTGTTTAATTCTATAAATACAACAAATACTTTGGATGATGTATTTGATATAGCTGTTATCGAAAGGAATAATTGGCAAATGTATGGTAGTTGTAAGCCAAATCATGAAGCATATGTTTTGACAAAAATATATAAGAATAAAGATACCGAAATGAAAGAGGTAAATAATAATCTTAGTAACAAGGATATATTGAAAACATTAAGCATAAGACATATAAAAGAAGAGCACGTTATTAATAATAATATGTATTATGAAAATTTGGATTCAGATTTTGCAGATATTCCAAAAACACAACAAGTAAAAAAGAAGAAGAAAATAGTAAATAAAAAACGAAAATCACCCGCAAAAAAAAATTTTGTAGATGATGAAGAATTATTATTTATTAAAAAAATTGTAGATATTTTGGATGATACACGTGCTGATTGTTATTCATTATGGATACGGTTAGGTTGGTGTTTGCATAACATTGATTATAGATTGTTAGAAGATTGGATATCATTAAGTAAGCGTTCAGATAAATTTGTAGATGGTGAGTGTGAAAAAGAATGGAGTACTATGGATAATGAAGGTCTTGGTATTGGAACATTATATTTATGGGCAACTGAAGATAATCCATCTAAATATAATAAATTAACTAAATTGAATCTTAGAAAATGTATAGAAAATTCATTATCTTTAGAACCAGCTGACTGTGCTAATGTTGTGTATCTTTTGTACAAAAACGAATTTGTATCAGCATGTTCTAAAAAAAATACTTGGTTTCAATTTAAAGATCATAGATGGATAGAACTTGATGATGCTATTGAATTAAGAAAAAGATTATCATCAGAAGTAGTACAATGTTATAAAAATTATCGAGCATATCTGAATGAACAATCTAATTTGACACCAGCACAAGATACAGTAAATGAATCTAGTCAAAAACTTATTACAGGTATTATAAAAAAATTGAAAAATACTGGTTTTAAAAAGATGGTTGTTCAAGAGTGTAATGAATTATTTCATGATCCTAAATTTGAGAATAAATTGGATAAGAATTTGAATTTAGTTGGGTTTGAAAATGGTATTTATGATTTGGCTGAATTGGAATTTAGGGATGGTCTTCCAGAAGATTATCTTAGCTATTCAACACGTATTAATTATGTTGATTTTGATGATGATGAAGATGATATCAAAGATGTTAAAGAATTTATGTCACAAGTATTGCCTAAAAAAGCTGTAAGAGAATATGTATTTACATTGTTAGGTAGTTTCTTGTCAGGTAAAAATATTAATGAAAAATTCCACATTTGGACTGGATGTGGTGGAAATGGTAAAAGTAAATTGATTGAATTGTTTGAGTATTGCTTTGGTGATTATTGTTGTAAACTTCCAGTAAAATTATTGACTGAATCACGTGGACGAGCAGAAGGTGCCACTCCAGCATTAGTTAGAACAAAGGGTAAAAGGTTTGCATGTCTTCAAGAACCAGATAAGTATGAAGAAATCAATGTAGGTTTGATGAAAGAATTGACTGGTAATGATACTATTATTGCTCGTGGATTACATAAAGACCCTATTGAATTTAAACCACAATTTAAAATGGTATTAACATGTAATGATTTGCCTAAAGTATCAGCAAATGATAGAGGTACATGGAGACGTATTAGTGTGGTTGAATTTATTTCTAAATTTGTTGACGATCCAGACCCAAATGAACCATATGAATTCAAAATTGATGATACATTAGAGGAAAAACTTAAACTATGGCCAGAAGCATTTATGTATCTATTGATTGAATACTACAAAAAATTTAAGAAAAATGGTATCAAAGAACCAGCAGATGTCAAACGAAATACAGAAGATTATCAGGTTGAAAGTGATATGTTTGTTGGATTTATCAATGAAAGATTGATTGAGGTAGAAAATGCTGATAGTACTGGTATAAAGTTGGATGATATCTACTTTGTGTATGGTGACTGGCATAAACAAGCTTATGGACAAAATTCAAAATGTCCTACAAGAAAAGAACTTAGAGAAAATCTTATTAAAAAATATGGTAAAAAAGCAACAAATTCTACAAATATGTGGATGGGTTTAGCTTTTAAAGAAAATGAACATGAATCTCAAAATATTTTAGACGAATAAAGTTTTAATTTTTCAAGATTAATTAAATTGTATTTTTTTAGGAGTAATCCAACAAATATTATTGTTACAATTATTACTATAATTAGAAGTCCAATCATAGCATTTTTATAGGAAGTATTACTATTTATTTTATTTTTGGTTGAATGTATAAAATGGAGTAATTTATCTTTATTTTGTGTTTCTGTTTTAATAGTATCATATTGATTTGTTTTTTTTTTATCAATATCTCCTAATATTGTTTTATTTTTTATATCATAGTCGCTATACAGTTTGTTTAATTTTAAAGATGTATTTATTTCTTTTTGTAAATTTATAACATCAGCACCACTATGAAAGGTTGATCCCCATATACTACTTCTTTCATCTTTTGACCATATTTGTTTTCCATACTCATCTCCTTTTTTAAGCATTGTTTTACATTTATTTTGCCATGGATTTTTATTTACATTATCAATACCATAAGTGTCTCCTTCTTTGTCTGGTCTATTTTTCCACCAGCTATCTGTAAATCCACCTTCTTTCATATTATCTTCTAATATATTTTTTACATTATCTTGTAGTTTAGTGGATTTAACCATTATTATTGGTAACTGACCACTCACAATTTCTTCTAATTGATCATCTTTTAATGCAACATCACCATGATTTCTCCATTTTTCATCTGGAGTATTTGTCAATGCCTTATGTGCTTTATTAGTCCATTCAATATCCCAATCACCTTTTTCTCGACAACGCTTCAAAAGTTGTGACGATGATCTGTCTGTATTTTTCCACCATGTATCATCGAAATCATTTCCGGCCTCTGTTGAAATCTTGTTTTCAATTATATTTTTGGATGTATTCAACCATTCATCACTATAATTATTATGGGAAACCATATTTAGTTTTTGCCTACATTTTTCCAACCAAACAGTACCTTTTTTACTTGATTTATCATCCCCACTTTCCTCTAACCACCAATCATCTGTTGAAGATAGAAGAGAACTATTTTCGTTGTCTACCCCTCCATTAGATTCTAATTTTTCTCTTGCTATTTTTCTCCATGAACTACCATCATTATTTTGTTCCATCCAAGGACTTTCTTTTCCTTTTTTTGTTTCAACTGTATTTTTACACGCGTTCATGATTTTAGAGCTTTTCCATTTTGGGGTTTCTTCGTTTGCAAAACTAACTTCTGTTGAATCTTTTGGTTCTTCCCACCAATTTGATGGAATTGTAGGGTTTCCTGACATTTCTTTAATTTTTTTTGGAATAGATTTAATCCATGCATTATTGAATATAACTTTGTCCCTACATTTTTTACTCCATTCACTCTCATTTCCATTATTTGTTGTTTCCCACCAACTATCTGTAGAATGATACCCTTCTTTGTTTTTATTCATACTTGCTTCTATTCTTTTTTTTGCTAATTCGGTCCAGTTATTAGTATCCCAGTGTCCAGAATCTAAATTAGGTATATCTGTTTCCTCTTCCCCTCCAAACAAATATCTTTTACATCTACCATTCAAATCTGCATTACAATTAACAACAGTACAATTTGAACAAGCACCACTACTAATAACTTTTACCCATTCTCTAAGCTCATACAATCTTTTTAAAAATTTATGAGATTTTATCCATTCTAATAAAGTATTTTTCAAAAAATAGTATTCATTAATATTATCAGGTGTGTCCTCCGTCTCTGATATTTTAGATTCATTAATTATTTCATATGGAAAATATCCATCATCACTATGAGATTTTTTAACTAAATTTGTTTTTACTTTATTACTTCCCCCACCCCTTCTATCTTTATGTTTATATAAATTTTTTGATAAGTTACTTATTCTAGTTCCTTCTTTACCACTTACACCGTGTCTACAAGCAGAAGCGGAAGCCCGCGACCAGTGATTATATTGTGTTTTTACTGTGGCAACTTCTCTTACACTATTTTCAATTGTATCCCCCTCAAAAAACCATTTAGAATAATTATTACTAATTTTTTGTTTTCCGTCACTTTCTCCTCCACTTAAATCGCCTCCTATAACAGAATTTGGCCAACAAAGAGGGTGGTCTGGAGATAATTTATCTTCATTATTTGTTACTGAATATGTTACTCCACTATCTCTAAAACAAGGATCGTCGGAAAATGAAATTTTGCTACACCTCTTATTTTCAACTAATTTAAACATTTCTTGAACATAATATATAACAATATTTACAATTAATGTTTTCAATTTCCACATAATAAATTTATCTATTAAATATTGAGGATTAAATATTTCTTGTTCATTTAGATTATCATTCTCAGTTACGAATAATTTCAATTCATTTATAAAATATTCTTCTTCTTCATTTTCGGCACTAATTTTAGATAACTCTTCTTGGAATAATGTTTTTAATTTAGATTTGTATGGTTCAGGAGCTACAAACTTATCTTCTTTGTAATTAGAATTGTTTAATTTACCTATTTTAATTTTTAACTTTTCTTCTAATAATGTGTCAATTGATGATTCTGCTGAAACGGGTTTTGTTGATTCTGGAGTTACATCATCTGATACATTATTTAAAACAGTATCACCATCTTTGAATAGTAAAGATACATAATTTTCTTTAATTAAATATTCTACTAAATACTGTAATGATCTACATAAACCATATTTAGAGTTACATATGCTAGAATTTACATCAATTCCATCTGGACCCCCACCCCATATAATTTGTTTTAAGCTACATTTTTGCGGAGAATTTCCTGTATCACTACATAGTTTTGGTTTTGAAGCACTTGTACCCATTTAATATATACAATTATTTTTTTTTTGTTTAATCTATTATATGTGTATTACACGATTATTTGATTGGTTTAATAAAGAATGTTTAGTATTATTTTCTACTTCAGAAGAGAATGAAATTAAAAATGAGTCAAAAAATAAATTAATAATACAACAGCCTAAAAATTTAGATGACACTACATGGGATATATTATAAGCAACATGCGAAACATTTTCCTAAACATTTTGGTTTTTTGAATGATAATTCTTTATTATCTATTTTTATAAAAGTATCAATTAGTACTGGTACTAATCGTTTTAATATTGGGTCAAATATTTCATCATCACCTGGTCCATCTGTTTTATCTATAATTATATTTAAAAATTTAATAATTAATGCTTTTTTCTGGTCACCAGATAATTTCTTGTATTTTTGAACATACGCTATCAATTTAGGTAATAATTCTATAATTTTTTCAGCATTTATATCTTTGAATGTTATTGCTAAAGCTTCAATAAAATCAACTGAGTCTTGGTTTTCTAATATTTGTTCAACAACTGAAGACATTTATATAATTTGTATATATTTTTTTTGTATTAAATTAGTATGTATTCTAAATTTCAAAGATTTCATTTAGAAACAGTTTTGTTTTTGATTGTATTGATAATAGCCTTAATATTAATGTATTTGACGATTAATAATAAATTGAAATTAAATTAAAATTAAATATCTATATTTGAAACATAAATTTTATCTTGTATTTTATTTTTAATATATGTAATTATATTTTTTGGGATATCTAAATTTTCAAATATATCATTATCAGTTAAAATAAATTCATTTAGTGAATTAAAATTCATAAATAATACTTTATTGATAATATCAGATTCTACATTTATAGATATTAAAAAATCTTTTATTTCGTTATAATTAACATCATCATATTTTATTTTAGAATTTACATTAAAATCATAAAGTTGGTCTATTTTAGAATTCATATCATTCATATTATTTTTAATATCATTTGTGATATGTGTTAAATTGACATTTGTTGTATTATTAATTTCATTTTGTTTTTTTAAAATATCTAAAGATGTATTTATTTTTTGTATTTCTTTAGAAATATTAAAAATATTCATAGACATCTATTATTATAATACAAAAATAAAATTGATTTAATTATATAATTATTTTAATTATCAAATTAAGATGAGTATCATTGATGACCTTGTTATTGGTGCGAATAAAGCCCATTTAGCTGTTGAAAATAAAGATTTAGAATTTTTGAAAACATGTGATACACGATTATTTATGGCTAAAGATAGAGATGGTGAAACACCATTACATTACGCAGCTGTCAACGATGATCTAGAAATTTGTAAATTGTTAATTGAACGAAATCAAGACATTGTTAATATTACAGATATTGAAAATAAAACTGCTTATGATTGGTGTTTAGAATATTTTAATGAGTACACATCTCATACTAAAATTATTGAATTTTTAATACCATATCAATAATTATCCTTAAGAAATTATTCTAATTTAGTTGTATTTTGTAATAAAATATCCGCCACAATACTTTCTTTATTATTTAATATGACTTCTATAGCATCTATTAAAGAATCTTTTGAACCATAATTTTCATTTAATTCTAATAACATATTATTAATTATATTTATTTCACGGGCATTCCATAATTCTTTAAATTGAATAAAAATAGTATTTGTTTCTTTATAATTATTTTTTTTTTGTTTCAAATTAGTTTTTATATATGATATATAGTATTCTATTGAATGTGTAATAGTTGAATTTTCATCATATGATTCTTTAAGTTTTTCTAATCCTTTTACAGCATATTTGAATATATTTTTAATATCATCATTTTCTAAATCATACCATTGTAATGCTTTAATAATTGGATTGTATATATTATGAATATCTTCACGGTTATCACCATTTGTCCATCGTATTGTACCTTGGAACATATGTGGATCATTGTAAGATATTTTATTATTTTTGATACTAAGTTTAGTGTGTTCTGGTTTGAATTCTAATACGGCAAGTCGTATTAGACATGTAAATGGGTCAATTATAGAATTAGATTTATTATCATAAAATAAGGTATTAAAGAAATTAATAGAATGAGACATAAATTTTTTGAACATTATAAATAAATTAGTACATCATTTATTTAAATCATTTAAGGTAAAATTGATTTATTAAATTATAATATTTATTATTAATATAATGATAATTCCAATTAGTTGTTTTACATGTGGAACCGTTTTAGCAGATAAATGGTTATTTTATAAAGATGAATTAAAAAAAATGAATCAATCTCATGAAGATAGTGTTATTAATATTTCTAAACCAATGAAAAAAACACCTGAATGTATTGTTTTAGATAAATTAGAATTACATAAATATTGTTGTAGAAGAATTATGTTAGGGCACGTAGATTTAATTGATATTACATAAATTTGTTTATTTGAAAGACATAATATTATATTATTATATTAATGGATAAATTATTATATTTATTTTTTTTATTATTACTTTATTTAAATTCTTTAAATAAGAAATTATTATTACCAACTATATTTTTGTATGTAGGAATATGTATATATCTAAAAAAGAAAAAAGAAATGTTAATTGGATTGATAATACTTTATGTAGTTAGTATTGTTTATTATAATTCAATTGAAAAATTTGAATCACAAAGTACAAGTAGTGGAACTATTAAAAGTGGAACAAGTAGTAGTGGAACTATTAAAAGTGGAACAAGTAGTAGTGGAACTATTAAAAGTGGAACGAGTAGTAGTGGAACTATTAAAAGTGGAACGAGTAGTGGTGATGAATTTTATGACTATTTGATAGATAGAGATTTAAATATAAAAATTGAAGACTATAAAGATTTGATGTTTGTATTTCATTCTTTATTGGAAAAAAAATATTTAGATACTAATATTTACAATATAGAAGATATTATCATTTATTTCAATATTGTAAATATATATCAGCTAGGAGATGCTATTTTGAATAAATTTGATAATGATAAATACAATAATTTTTTAGAAAAAATTACATGTATTGATTCTGATGGATTAGTAAAATATGTTGATATAGATAATATAAATTATAAAAAATTGTATGCTTTTGCTGAATTAATACGGATTTATACATTATCAAAGGATAAAGTTGTGGAATTAATAAATGTTCAAAAAATATATAAATTATGCGATTTAGATAAAAATAATAAAATACTTATAAATAATGGTAAATATGGTTATGAATATAATGGATTATTGGTATATCTTAATGTAATGAAAATAAACAATAAATATTATAGATTATTAGAATTATTACAATTGGATAAATTATTGAATAATCAAAATAAAGAAATTCCATTGAAAGAAAGACTGTATAATTATACAGATAGTAATAAAAAAATATCTAAGCATTTAAATAGTTTATTAGTTTTGTTTGATTATTATAAATTATTGGATGATGTACGAATTAATAATGAAGAAGAAGATTTTGAATTAGATTATTCTCTTTTAAGAAATATAAATTTAAATGAAAATTTTTGGGATTATAATCCATATTTTAAGATGTATAATATTAAAGAAAATATAATAAATAAGATTAATGAAATTACAGAGAAAGATACAAATATATTTGAACATAAATTGAATGATAATTATTCTAAACCAACTGAAAGTATTGAATCTAAAAAAGAATAC